TGCTGAGTAATAATAACAGGCTGTAGGGGCGCTAGGATGGTGCACAGTCCATGAATATCCATACGAAATCCAATTGAGCCAGGGCGGAGCCGCACATGCCACATTATGCATTATCACTCCGTTAGCATAATAATAATCCTGGGGTTCAACATTAAGTTCGTGAATAGGAAACACCTGTGTTGAAGATGAAACAACCGAAAAACTTGTTATCTTTAATGGTTGTCCGTCCTCACCTGCCAAATAATCTCCAACCGACAACTCTATTGTTGGTTTAAATTTCCATTTATTTTCACTTCCGCTAGTCAAAAGGTTTGTAAATGTACCAAATTTCTTATCACCATTTATTACGGTATATGAATCTGTATATCTATCAGCCCACTTTTCGGTGACCTCAACATTTGATTGGGATGGTATTGACAAGCTTGAAGTTTCCCAAAGTTTCCACAAATAATTACCACACTTGTTAGCGTACCCATCCGATTCATCGGGTAACCCACTAATATTACGGACTTTTAAGAACGACCCTGTAACTACATTTTCTATGTTTGTATAACTGTCATCAGACATTAATACTTGACTTCCTGTCATAGCACCCTTTCGTGTAATAGTAGTAGTTGCATAAGAACCCGAATCACCTGATAAAATATAACAAGGTAATAGAGCTTGGGCAATATTATTATCTGCTGTAATTGAGCCACGTGGTTGTAAAAAAATATTTTCTTGTGGAGTCAGCATCACAATGCCCCTCACCTCGGAATAATAGGCTCCATTATAATTTAAATCGGGTTGGATAAACTCCTCACAATAAGATTGAGAAAGTAAATAATCTTTATTATCATCCGTTATATCATAAAACTGAAAAGAATTCATAAGTAAAGTTTGATAATCTACTGTGGGGTCTTTAATAAGTACATCTGGAACACCAACACCATTAGAAAATCCATCAGGTAAATCTGCCATTTTTCTTGGCATCAAAGATTCAATTCCAGATGAAGATGCGAAATTCCTAAATTCTCTTTTATCCGATGCTAAATAATCAATAGGACTTGCAGAATCAAATCCAAATCGTAACACAAAAGTAGTATTAGGAACATCAAAATCTGGTACCGGAGTAGGATAGGAGGGCTGAACATAAATACTTGATGTAAACCCATCTATGTCCAAACTGGCTGTTATATCACCCACTAAGTTCAAAGATGGTATAACAGTTCCTTCTTCATTTCGTGTAACCAAAACTATAGTGTCATAATTATTTGCTTTCCACCAAGTAACTGCACTATCTAAAAAATTAGTTTCAGGTGGAGTTTGAATATTCGTGTTAAGTTCTAATAACTTTAATGATCCACTTGAAGGGACCCAATCATATCCGGCAATTACTCCATAATTATCACCCTTTCCCGACCAATATTCAGGATTACTTCCTGTTAAAAAGGGAGCGGCAGCTTGCAAAGACTGAGTTACAATAGAACTACTATAATTATTAAAACTAAAATAATTTAATTTCATTTAATTTCTTCCCAATTACATTTTTTAAATACATTTATGCTTTTTATATTCCACCCATCTACCATACTATAAATATCAATTTTCTTCTTATTTACCAAATTTGTAATTGAATATATTAATTGCTCTCCATATCCCGTATTTCTATAATCTTTATGTACATATAAATTACAAAGTTCATTTTCTATGATATTAAACCAAACCCACCCCACGATTTTATTATTTATTTCTAAAATATTAAAATACCATCCATCTTTTAATCGTTGTTTTGCATCTTCCATCGACCACATATCTTCCCAATTCAATTCTACTTGAAATTCATCTAGAGCCCGTTTTAATTTTTCTTCATCTAATTCAAAAACTTGATTTATTTCTGGTATAATGTCAACTTCTTTATAATTTATTAAATCCGGTTTAAATTTAATCATTTATTGATGTCCAATTCATATTCATAGATAGAAAACGGTGAACCATATAATTGGACCAATTTTTCTTTTCTTTATCATTGAGCGTATCCCAATAACCTTTTGTTTGTTTTCCTGTTATATGATTTATGTGGTCAAACAGTGTTTTTGTTTTGGTCATCTACAAATCTAATCTGGAAAGTGAATCATCTTTAGGCTCTTCTTCTATTCCACTACCTTCTAAAAATACCTTTGGGACTTTTCCGCATTGGCCACATGAGTATACTTGGATCGGAACGAGTGCTTCTTGTCCGGTGGGTGATAGGATTGCAGATATTCTCTTTATTATGTGTGAAGTAATAAATAGATAATTTCCACAATCATCACATTTTATTGTGTCTGCCTTTGTTAAATCAACCTTTTGTTGAATCTGTTGTGGTGGTTTTCGTTTAGCCATTTTGTAACTCCTCTAATGTAACCATTTCAACTCCGTGTTTCTGAACTACACGAGTTGTACATTTCTGTGCAAATTGTATTGCACTTTCTATGTTATTTGTTTCTAAATATTCCTTAACAAGTCCAGCTATAAATGTATCACCTGCCCCACTAACATCTTTAACTGGAACTTTTTCTACTGAAAATACTTTATCTTTATATCTACATCCATTACCTCCAAGTGTAACTATAAGTTTATCATCAAATCCTTCTTCAGATAGTAGTTCGTGATTTTTCTGATATTCTAACTCGTTTATTTTTATGAAATCTGCACACTGTATCCACTTACCAAGTTTTTTCTTTGTATCTACAAATACATTATTATTATTTTCACAAATGAATTGTATATCTTCTTCTTCTAAAAATCCCTTACAGTAATCTGAAATAATGATTGCGTCAAGCTTGGTTTTGTGTCCAAATATTGGAGTAAATGAATTATCTACTATGCCACTTAGTATTTTCTTATCTATTCTATCACAATAATCATGTTCATCAACTCGTAATACCATTTGATTTGACCGACTATCCACGTAACGCTTCTTCACAATACTAGTTTCATTTGTAAGTGAATATACAGTCATTTCTAATGATTCAACATTATTCACCACATTTTTAGACATTCCTTCATTTTTAGTTTCATGTGTTGGAACAAATATTGGAACTGGGGCCTCTGGACTTATTCTATGTATATCACCGTATATAAACACATCTAAGCATTTATCTCCAATGACTAAAACATTCATATTATTCTATCACATCCATTATTCTGGATTCTTTTGCTGATTTTACTTCAAATGAAAATGGTGAATCTTTTAACCACTCATGTGCTTTGGTTTCTGCGATACTTACTGAATCACATTCTACCAAATAATTCCTACGGACTTTCTTTTCTTTTGATCCGTTTTTTGTTTGTATTTCTTCTATAAAAACTACCTGTACTTCGTAATAACTCATTTTTGTAACTCCTGTTTATTTTATTATATTTAATATATTAATCATTGTTGCCATAAAATTTATTTCTCTATCCACGATGTTTTTTTCTCTAAACTGACCTTCAGCCAGTTCTAATATACATTCCGCGACATGACCACTCGCCCATGAATCCAGTTCATCAAATAGTAATCTGAACATATCAGCAAATTCTGTAACTTGGGTGTCTGCTAATAATTGTCGTATATTCTTAAATGCGCTCTTCTTATCTTGTGACTTTAGTATTTCTAATAATTTTAATTTGTAATCATTTTCAACCATACTACGTTTATCAACAGTCAATTTACCATTTATAGATTGCTGTTGGACTGAATTGATTATTCGTCTAATGTCTGGATACCCACTATTAACGTTCAATACTATGTCCTCTACGTTGTATTCTATTTCTTCCTTATCCAATATACCCTTTATATGTACTGCAATTTCTTTTTTGGATGGTGGAATTATCTGAAATGTTTGACATCTACTTTGGATTGGATCAATTATTCGTTCTACATAATTACAGGTTAGAATAAACCGAGAATGTTTACTGAACGTTTCCATTAGATTTCGTAGTGCTGCTTGACCTTGTGGGGTGACGAAATCACAATTATGTGTAAGTGTTTCTGTTTTACCTATTACGAAATTATGATTACCGTCAACTGACAAGTCATACACGTGCTGGGTGTCTTTTAATTTTTTTATAGATTTAATCTTTATCTTGTTCACTATAACCTATTCCCACATACATTTTATTTAATTGTATTTTGTTATTATCAATAAATATTTCTGAATTTATATAATCCATAATATTATTTTCATTTATCCACTTGAATTTATATCCACTCACATCACAATGTTTTATTAAGCTGTCTATTTTTTTTGTTTGTTTTAAGAAAAAACTTCTTGGTTTTATTTCATACAATATCTTTGTATCTTTATCGTAAAAATCACCCATATAAACTCTACCATTATCCGTTTTTTTAGTTCTACATTCCTTACTTTCATATTCTAAATGTTGATTACTATACCAAAAACAAGCTTCCCACGAACTCCTAAACTTTTTAACTTTACCATTAACTTCTATTATAGCATCCCAATGTGTAAATGTATTTGTTATTGGTGGTGTAAATTCACCATTGGAAATCTTTTCTCTCATCAACTTTGAGTTTAATTTTGCATTTCTTTTTATATTAGCCTTACCCTTTTCAGTCTGGTTAAACTCTTTCATCTTTTTAGAATTGTGTTTTCCAAGTTGTGTATAAAATTGTTTAGCTTCATCCGATTGTAACCATTTTTTCTTTGTATGTTGTATCTTTTTAGCAATTTTTATATTATCTCGTTTTCGCATCCATACTCTATTACCGACACACTGATTACAATATTTTCCATTATTTTTTGTATGAAATCTAGAATCACAATGTTCACATTCTTTCAACCTACCTATTTTTTTACATTCATAACATAACAATTGATTCGACGCTTTAGCTACATAATCTTTACCACAACTGTCACAAATCTTATCATAATAATGAACTCCACCAAGGCCATTTCTATTTGCGGCATCTCTTAACTTTTGCCTTGTAGATTTTTTTATACTCATTTAACATCTCCATTGTTCATATATAAATATAACCAACTTGTGTTTTTCGAGTAAAAAAATCTAACTATGGTGATAAAATATGATTATAGTTATCCAACTGATTTGTTTTAACTACAATTGGATTACCATTTTTATCTTCGACGTACCATTTATGATCTTCAGTGCAAACAACTACTTCACCATTTTCAAGTTCAATCTCATACACCTCTTGTTCACCCTTATCCCACAAGTGGAATGGTCTCCACTGCCATTCTTCTTTTTCAACATTCCAAGATTTAACTAAATCATTGTTTTCATCAACATCTTTTATCGGAACTTGAATCTGTTCCCCATTCGATAATACAGTAACTAATGTATTTTCATCCAAACACTCATCAAGTACGACCACCTTTAAATCTTTAAATCCAATAGTTGATACGAATCCTTTTATTTTATTTCTAACAGAATCTACACTATTTTCATCACTCGCATTTATGTAAATATAGTCACATTCAATACTATTTGAGAGTATTTTTGCGAGAGTTGTCTTACCGGTTCCAGCTGGACCAAATAATAGTAAGTGTGGGATGTCTCCACTTTCCAAATAAACCCTTACCTTTTCCTTTAGGTGGTCGTTTCCTATGTAAGTGTCTAATGATGTTGGCCTGTATTTCTCAACAAAAAGAGTATGTTCAGAATTTTGTTTGTTTTGTAACATTTAATTTCTTCCAAGTTTTATAATTTTTATTTTCACATCTATTTCCATGTTATCTCTCTATAATAAGTATTATTCATAACATTTTTACAAATAAATTAAATTAATTTACGAAATACCCACGTTGGCTCTCCAAAACTTTTATCATCTTTGTTTTCAAGGGATTTTTCTGTCCATTTACTATCTTCGTAGCCTTTTGCCGTTCCAGCTCCACCAGAATTTGGTCTTTTTGCTAACTGGTAACCTATACACCCCATATATTCACTACCTTCTATTTCAGATAAATAATCGTTCATCGGGTTGCAGATTTCTAACCAACCCTTTTTTGTGACCCCCTTTGTACCTGAATACACATCTGATATATTCACTAATAGATGACCTCCTGGTTTAATACTTGGCCAAATTTTACCGAGGGTGGCCTGTAGGAAATCTCTATTCCAATCTTCTATGTCTTTGTATCTTACCCAACTTTGAGTGTCATCGTAACTGTATCTCTCTACTGAAAAATACGGTGGTGAAGTGAATACCACATCGAAATAGTCATTGAACTGAGTGAAGTCAAAATCTTCTGCTGGACTACAATGAAATTCTGATTTTCTCTCGTGTTCAAAAAATCCTAAATGTTTATCATAGAATTTAGCCTGTTCTTCATAAATAGAATGATTTTCTTTCCTCGGATCTATTCCAACATAGTGTTTTCCGTGTTCACTTGCATAGAATCCAGCCAATCTATCTCCCCAACCAGCACTGAAATCAAGGATGGTTTCTGCCTTAAACATATCGTAGATTGCTTTTGCCACATTTGGTTTAAACTGGGAACAGATATATTTTCGTAGAGCTAACATTACTCGTAACGTTGACTTGTCCATCTTTGGAACTTTGAGTGAGTATGCACTTCCCATTAATGAAGTCATAAACTTTTTACTTTCCCAAGTTCGTTTTGGACCTGGTGATACTGAACCATCTACTGACCATCTGTTTTCAATCTGGAAATAATTACTACAACTATTTCCTACATTTAGTCGTCTAAACATTAACTGCTTTCCATCGTAGTTTAGATTATAACTATACTTGGTGCCCTCTCTTGCATACCACTCACCCTCTACCATTATTTCATTCCACTTCATACCTTTTAGTTTTTGGAAATCTCTATATGCTCTCTTTTCGGTTAAATCAGGATATGGAAGTGGATATGTCATTGCTACCGTGGCAAGACTTTCTTTTACATCTTGTTTTTCAAATGTTTCTTTTATGTATTCCCAATCTTTCTCGTCTATTTTGAGATAGGGCTCCATATTGTAAAATTTGTCAAAGTAATCTATATACATTAAAAGAACTCGTGTTTAATTGTTTGTTTCATTTCATTTTTTATTCTATTGTAATATTCTTGACCATATCGTTGAATGATGGAATCTTTAGATTGTAACCAAATCTGATGAACCACGTTGTCTATTTCGTCATCGAGTATTAATTCTTCTCGTTTGTTGTGTTTTCTCACTTTTGGTTTTAGTTTATAATGATACTTTCCTTCCACTATCTTATCCAATTCATAATGTTGTGATTTAGGACAATGTAAGTATCCCCAATTATTCATCACTAATCTATTAGACTTGTTTTCTACTAATGGATACAACTTACAAAATACTGGTCTGTCATCTCCTAAACTACAACCTGTATTGTCATCTTCCAATAACTTACAACAACCGTCTTGCTTCCATTCCAATTCAAGGTCTAATCCATATTTTTTTTGATAGAATTCTTGTTCATCTTCCGAAATTTCAACATGAAACGTTGGATGATTACAGCAGCCGAAGTTGCATAGCCCGCACATTATTTTCTTTTCTAGCCAGGATTTAGAAAAAGTTGTGCTTAACTTGCTCATGTTTCCTTCTTAATTCTCTATCTATAATCATTTCGTATTCTGATTTATGCCATTTGATTGGTTCGATATAACTCAAATCATATTCCTTAATCCCAACATCCCAAAATAACACATTTTCAGATGGTTCTATGTTCTTAACCATCCAATCCCATGCCTTTGCTTCGTATGTTTGATCAAGTGGTAATGACTCATCAAGTTTTAGTTTATGTTGGTATGGATAATCTGACTGAACAACTTTAAAATCTCCGTCAAATTTGTGACGATCATTGAGACGATCATACCACATTTTCTTGTTTTTATACACATAACCACTTAATGCTACAGGATATATCGTTTTAATATTCTTATTATACAACTTACAACCCATAGCTACACCCAACATAGACAAACCACTCCCAGCGATCCCCACCACAGTCTCTACGTGATCCGGAACATTTTTGACTTGTTGGGCAATAGTTTTCATTACTTGTCGTCCATTCATACCAAATTTTATCTGAAAATAACCCGTTTCACCTACTAATTTCTTGGCATCAAGTTCTGGACCCGATATATTCTGATTACCTACTCCATATACCTTGGCACCAAACTTCTGTGCCAATGACACATTCACTCTGTAACTATCTTTAATGTGGTCGGGATAATGTGGTACTGTAACCAAACATTTTAGACCAAAATACTTAGCAACTGCGGATGTGATACAACTCTGAGGCGACGATATACCGGCAGCCGTTAATATCCCACCATTACACTCATTGAGTATATGGTCTAAATTATCGTAGACAAGTTTAGAACATTGGCGGACTTTTCCACCTGAAACGCCTGCAAGGTTGAATTTATCGTCACGCTTGACCAAATAACCTTTATGTTCTTCAATCGGTGTTAATTCATTTGTCCAAGATTGAAAATGTTCTTCACTAAAAGTTGGGAAATTATCAAAGTCTATCATTCATCACCCTGTAACCTTCTTTTTGTAAATAACTTATTGCCCAATCTGTTAGGTCATTTTTTCTTACGCCGTGGGGATGAGAACCAGTCCAAAGTTCCAAGTTCTCAATTCTATTATCATCTCGTATTCCGTTTTTATGATGAACTGTTTCCTTGGATGTGAGAGTCCTACCAATATGTGCTTCCATAACCAAACGATGCTCCAAGACTCGTCTATCTTTTGATTTAGGATGGTCAGGTGCAAATTTCAAAACATATCCTTCTCTTGTGTAAGTTCTATGACCACCAAAAAGTGGATGATTTTCAGTTCCAGCTGTTTCAGGGATTGACTTTCCCATTAGACAGCCACAACTTTTAGATTGATATTTACCAATTAATTGCCAGTTAGGCCTCAAGGCATACATACCACAATCACATTTACAAACCCACCACCATCGTTGAGATTTTTCTACTCTCGTAGAATATAAAACTTTAAGATGGTGAATTCTTTTACCTGTAAAGTCTTTGGTTCTTGGATCTAAACCATCTAACGGAATATGTTCCCAAATTGGTTTTTCATTTCTCCTACTATGATTAAGCCCTCGTTGTAGTGTCTTTTTTACCTTCATAATATTTCTCCATCTTCTTGGATATTATTTCTTCACGATGTTTAGCATAGTAACGCCTTTGACGAATACGATTTTGTTCTCGTATTTCATCGGGCGTTCTATTTAATTTCTTTCTTCCCATATCTATAAATAGTTCGTTAGGAAAAAAATCGTTAGGAAAATTGGAAATAATTAAAAAATATCAAGAAGCGTCTGCGACAGCCACCAAATAATACGTCACATCGTAATCATCTACCTTAAAGTTAATTCTGGACAACCCATCTGAACTTACTTCAAGTGTTGCACTTTCACATTCCTTGTTTGCCGTCAATACATCCTTAAATAGGTTAGCATTAAAAGATACTTTATCAATATCTTCATAGACTTCAGTTTCTACTGGAAGTGTAACTCTGTTCGTATTAATTGACGAGTAACCAATAACCAATTTAGCTTCATCATTTTCAGTAATTACAGTAAATGTATCTGTATCTGGTAATGCTGCTTTTGCACTGATGAACCTAACGATGAAGTTGGTATCAACTTTAATCTTCAACTGAAACTCTGGAAGTTTCTTTAGTGGTGGTGGTTGATTGATAACCGATTTATCCGATAACATGAAATTAACTTTAGAGTGTTTATCTGACACCTCTAATGCAATTGCCTTGTCACCAGCTTGAGTTAGATTGAGTGTTACATCATCATCTAAAACTCCTAACAATTTACTAAACTGTTCTGTATCATATACACCTAACTCGGCATCTTGGAAGGACCAATTAGTCATTGATAATTCACCGAGAAGTGCTTTATCTCCTGTGATAAAACGGGTACTCAATGTATCATCTTTACTGTTTATAACTACCGCATTTACATTGCCACCTAAATGGTATTTGGCAATAAAGCGGGTTAATTTATGTTTGTTCATTTGTTACTCTCCTGTTATTTGTTCTGACGTATATACATATATATCAGATTGATTATTCAAAATTAAAAAAATCTTTCTATACTTTGTGCTTCATCTACTGGTTTACCCCAATCTAAACATTCATAAAATAGATTGAGTTTTTTAGTGAGTGCTCTATCATAGATTTTATCATAATCCATATTATCTTCTATGAATTTCATAATCTCGGGTGGATCTTCATAACCTTTATATGCTACTACTGATAATCCTAATGAGTTATTCTTTAAATATACCCACCGGATTTTATCCCCATTACTTATAAATCCATATTTTTTATCTCGTTTGTAATATCGCAATAAATCATTATAACTTACTGCTGCCCTTACATGGACTGGAATACCGTTCTTCAATACTGTAAATACTGAAGTATTTTCTTTGTCCTTTTTAATATATTTCTTAATTCCCTTTACACCGGTTGGAGAAGAAATATCATCTAAATCTTTTAATCTCATGTTCTTCTTAAATCTGGTTATTCTATGGTCTATCTTATCCCGTGGAACACTTGCTAAAATGTCCTCTAATACATCGTTTAATAGTTTTCTAAATGCCGGTGCGAAATTACTACGTACAGTATCTAATCCCTTTACCATTGTCTTATTTACTTGAACTCCATTATCACTAATGAGTTTCATACCATATCGTTTCTTTGTAATGAATAAACCAGACTTTGCTATAATTTCCTGTTTGATTTCAAATCGGTGTGTGTCTAAGTTACAGAATTTCTTAGCGAAATAGTCGTATGAACCATTTAAGTATTCTTGAACTTCAGTTGCAATTTCATTTATTCGTTGAGTCATCATTACATCACTCAGGCTTTGACCTTTGAAACGGTGGTTAATGAGGTCTACAACTGATAAAAATATAGAATCAGTCAAGTGTCGACGTAGATAATTCTATCAACATCGAGATCTGGCTGCCTCCTTATTTGTTTTATTTTCATATTATAATTTTCCTTATATGTTCTAAAACGGTTTCTTTACTCAAATTCCAATCATTTTCCCAAATTATTATTGGGATATATCCATTATCTTCATAAAAATTTATTTTAATTTCATCATACTCCCAAATTTCATTGGCAACTTTACCCCCTCTAATAGTATGAGTCTCATTATATAACTGCGGATTCATGTGCCAATAATCACCAAAAAATTCTATAATATAATTTTCATATTTACCATCTGCCACATAACACCCAATTCGAACTTCTGGTTGGATCTCAATATTAAGTTCACGTTCTATTTCCTTCATTACAGAAATAGATAATTTTGATTTTGAATTAAATTTAACACGTTTACTTTCAGCCTCTATTTCTGTATATCCATTATGTAACCAATACTCAATTTTAGTTGTATTATAAAGTAAATTCCAAATTTTTCTTCTATTATCATCTGTATAATCTAACTCAAAAAATCATCGGTTTCCAGTAAATCTTTTACTTTTATTTCCATTTTTTTACCATTTCGTATTACATCAACTCTATTGTTTTCATATAACTTTCTAACTTCACCGTTTTCTAATTCAACTTCAACTGGAGTACCAATCTCACTATTATAAAAATGATTTGTTATTTTTGCAGTAAACTTAATTAATTCTTGCCCTGCCGTTGTAACTGAGGTTGCATTTTCTAAATCGTAAAATCTCCAACCCTGAAGTCCAAGAACACCGTACATACTATTAAGTAAAATTTTCTGAATATATTGTCGTCTGTTAAAGTATTCATATTTTTCGTCATTTCCGTCGTCTGCAAATTTCTTAGCTAATTTCCTAAACTCTGATCTTGTATCAAACCACTTGGATAAAATAGTTGGTATTAAACCTGCTTTGTCTGTTTTATATAATATACCAGCACTTGAAATAGATATTTGATTATCATTAAAAAAGTCCTCTAATTCTGTATTTGTTAGTTGGCCCTTCTTCTTTCCATTTAATATGATAGAATGTGTCTTTTTTTTCTTTGATATAAATTCTTTAGCATTCCAACCAACTACCCTTCCAAACTTAGTTTCTGGGCTGATATTCAAACTCATTATTAAATTTGGGTACATACTTGTCAGATCCAAATCTATAACCCAGTCATGTTTACCACGTTGTGGACTTTTTACGTATGCTCCTACGAACTTATTATCTGTATATTCACCCTTTTCTGGTTTGTTTGGTGCTACGATGTTTAATTTTTTCAAATGAGTGAGGATTGCCCCTTCTAAATATCTACTACTGAAATATATGTCCTCATATGGAACATGACCGATATGACAAATACCACGGGCAATATCAATGAAATCTAATTTATCATCCAACTGTTTTACTATTCTAACATCATGAATGTTATATTCCACAAACTTTCTCAAGTCGTTTTCAAATAAATCGTTTAGTGTTCCATCGTAACTTATTTTTGGTGATCCAACTTCAAATTGACCAATGGCATCTAATCTATATGATGGTCTTGACCCAAATGTAAAATCCTTATAGAGTAGTAAGTAATCTAATACACTTACACCTGCTATTTTATATCGTTTCGTGTATTTACTATACATCACCTTTGATATTGGTGATAGATTGTCAGCAACACTTTGACCGAGAACTTTAATTGTTCTGTTGTATAAATATGGAATATCAAACCCATCTACGTTCCAACCTGTAATAATAGTTGGTCGTAGCTCTAAATACTTTTGGTAAAATCTTTGTAATAATTCATACTCTGTTTGGTGACTCTCAACTACGACATTCTTTCCAAATCCTGTTGTGTCTAGTGTCTTATGTTCGTCTAATGCTAAGCACGTATAAACATTACTGATGTTATCCCACATTGCAATAGATGTGATTTTATTTGGACCAATCATTGGGTCTGGAAAGCCCTCTGTTACTTCACACTCAATGTCAAATATGAATATTTTATGTCCAGTAGATGGTTCTTCACTTTGACCGTACATATCTATTAATGTCCGCATTTCAGGATTTACATCACTTTCAAATAATCCTTCTGCAGTCTTATCCCATCTGTATATCTTCTTTAATTTATCACCGTATAAGGATGCAAAAGTTCCATAGTTGTCTCTAACATAAGCATACTTTTTGTATTGTGTTGAAACATATCCGGCTTTGTCGTCCCAAATGTGGACCTTTCCCTTGAATGGTTCTACGAATATATTTTGGTAAATCTTATAACCTCTTTTGTTTAATTGGTATTATACTGTAATAATCTTGATGTGAATATACGACGGAAAATCGTAAAAGTCAAGAATATTCTTGGTCGTCATTATCACCCGTACCGTAAATTATTTCACATCCAGATGAATCACAGAATTTTTCCACGTCAGCTTCTTCACCCTCGATACCAACAAAACTCAACTTGCCTAGTTTTTTCACCATTTTATTATATGTCTTTTCGTCAATGGCTTCGTATGGCATTTGTCGGTATGCACCGAGTTCGTGGCGTGGTAATAACGATATTCCCTTTAATCTGTATTGGAAATAATTTAAAACTTGTGGTAATTCGGCAGACTCGGTTTCTGGATTAAATGTCGCCGTACAACTCACTTGGTTGTCTGCCCAATGTCGTTGTAGGAATGCGGCTAAATTGAATTGTTCCCATATAGATAAATCACCTACAGTTCTAATTCCCTCACCTACATCAACTGGAACCTCTACTACCATTGTACTATCTTCTGACCCGAATGCTGGTTCTAAATGATAGTTTGCCTTTTTTAATGGTTCGATCAATTCCGATTGTTTGGATAATCTCATCCGTCTTATATAAAACCTACTTTCTGGATAATGCATTCCGGGTGTTGCTCCTACTAACAAAGACACCGTCCCACTCGGTTTTATTGAGCTCAACTTTATACTTCTCGGTACTGCTAACCAATCTGAATACATTTTATCCCATTTTGTAAGTTCGTCGTATCCCTCTTCACACCACAGTTTTAATGTGTTTAATCCATTATTAGTAACAAATTGTGCTATACCACTCATAGATGTACCAATTCGTCTGTTGCGTAACATTACTCTATTAGTTTCTGGCCAATGAGTTTTTCCTAAAGTAACTGTTTTTGCATATAAGTATGCATACTTTAATGTCTT